ACCACGGCGAAGATTTTCGGCTGCTCGTCTTTGGCGCTCACGCCGGCGAGCCCCGCTCGACGATGCCGCAGACGTCCTCGTCGCGAATGAACCAGCGCTCTTTGTCGAAGTGCCCGACCGCCTGACCCTTGAAGACCTGCCAGACCACCACGTCGCCGACCTTTGCGCCGCACTCGCACTTCGGCCCGACGCTGACCACCACGCCCGTGTTGTGCTTCAGCGGGTCGGTGCCGGGCACGATGATGGTGCCCTTCTGCTTCGGCTGGTACTGCTGCACGAGCAGCACGTCGTTGACGGCGCGGAACTTCGTTTCGGGGCTGGTGGGGTCGAAATCGAGCTCGGGCATGGGCAATGACAGCCCGCCCGATCGCCGCTGTCAAACCGCTCGAAGGAACTCGGGGGGCCTGCGCGCCTTGGCGAGCTTCCCGGCGGCGACGAGCTGCGCGTGCATGCTCTTCACCAGGCTCCAGCGGGCGCCGGTGAGGCGCACCACCTCGCGAATGGTGAGCGACGGGTTCTTCACCCACAGCGCCTCGATGCGTGCGCGGTTCATCGAACTTCCCCGTTCTCGGCGAACACCGGGCAGTTGGGATGATGCTTCGCGAGCGGCTGCCACGTCGTCTCGTCGAGCGTCGACCGCCGAGCGCCGCACTCGGTGCACATGTCGCGAATCCCGCACCCGTCGCACGAGCCCCATTCAAGGCGCTTCACGACAGCGCGCAGCCGCCGCACCTCGTCGATGAGCCCAAGCGCCGATTGTGTCCATCCGAAACACGTCTCGCACCCGCCGTCTGCCTCGGTGTGGTCGATCTTCGCCTGTTCCTCGAGCACCTGCAGTTGCTGCTCCGTCATGTCCCCCTCCGATGCTGGCTGCTGTTCGGGCACGTGGCGAAGTGGCTCGTGTACCGGTTCCGGCCGTGGTGGGTCGGCTCGCTGCTCATGTACGCCTCAGCGTGCAGTTCGCCGTCGGCCTTGAGCGTGACGACGAGTCCGCCGTTCGGGTCGGGCTTCGCGTCGATCGGCATCTTCTTCCCGTTCTTCGTCAGCACCCAGAACATGAGCGCCTTGCAGCTGCGGCATTCGACCGCCTGTGGCTTCTTCACGTGCACCTCCAGATCAGCAGCAGCGAGTTGACGTTCATGTCGCCATCGAACGACGGACAGCCAGGGAAGCCGTACCGCTGACGACCCGGCGGGTAGTGCGACGTGACGACGATGCCCTTGCGATCGCGGCGATCGCGGATCGGTTCGATGTGCCGCTGCCAGAACTCCTGCTCCTGCCGATTTCCAGGGAGCACCTGAGCCGTGAAGCCGTGGCGGAAGTTCCGTGGCAGCTGCGTCACGATCCACTCGACGACCTCGGCGCACTCCTCCCACGGGCCGTTCACGAAGTTCGTGCCGAGGAGCGTTCGCGTGTACGCGTTGTCGGCGATGGTCCACCACTCCTTGCCCCAGTGAGAGTCGGGGTGGGCGAAGGGGTCGAGGTCGAACTCGAAGTCGGGATTGAGCAGGGCGAGTTCTCGCGCGCACTCGGCCTTGATCCACGCCATGAACTCGCGCGTGGTGAACCGGCTGTTCGGATCGTCCTCCGGCTTCAGCACCGCTTCGGGGAACATGTCGACCGTGGCGTACGGGCTCACTTGTCGCCCCCGTCGCCGTTCTTGAGGAGCGCCTTCTTCACGCCGAGGTCGAGCGGCGGTGAAGGCTTTGCCGGCTTTGGCGACGTGGTCGCGAGGGCGTGCTCGACCAGTTCGGCGATCGACTCTCGCTCGAGCGGAGTGCCCTGGCGCAGCATGAGGGCGAGGAACTCGGCGCGCTCGCGGGTCATCGAACGCCCCAGAGCAGCCAGACTCCAACGATGACGCTCAGCGAGAGGACGATCGCGATCACTGTGGCCTTGTGCTCGTAGCGCTCACGCGCGCACAGCTCGCAGGGGCAGGGGTCGTCGATGTTGTGGTGGTAGAGCTCGCGCTGCTGGTGGGCGAGGTGCTTTCGGTGCTGCGTGAGCAGGCGATCGATGCGGTGGTCGTTCATGCTGCCTCCGGGGGTTCGTCGTCGGGTTCACTGCGGTTGTTGATCACCGCTGACTTCGCGAGGCGCGTGATGCGCTCGAGCTGCGACTCGCCTGGGATGTGCGCGGGGCGCCTGAAGGCGACCGGTCGCACTTCCTTTTTCGGTGTCTCGTTTGTGGGCAGCGGGAGCGACGGCTGCGCCGCTGCGTTCGCTCGCTCCTGAACCCTCGATTTGGCCAGCCGTCGCGCGCGCTCGGCGTGCGTCACGGGGTCGGCCGGCTCAACCTGAAACACGACCCCGGGCGGGTGGTGCTTGTCCGCGAAGAGGTAGACCTCGTGGATCTCCGCGACCTGGCAGTCGTTGTAGAAGAGGAACTCCTGCAGCGCGTCGTGGAGTGCCTTCGTTCGGTTGGGTCCGTCGGACGAAAGGCCCTCGAGGTAGTAGGTCGCGAGCACCTCGACGGGCCCGTCGAGCAGTTTTTTCGGGAGCCTTGAGTGTGCGTGCCGCCTGAACGCTTTCGCCTCGCCGGTCGCGACCTCGCGAATGTCGGCGCGGCCATGCACCGTGCGGCCACACCCCGAGCACCAGACTGGGCTGATCAGGGCAGGACGTCGGAGCGCGTTCGCGCTGGGCGGAAGGTTCAGGCGGTACGCAGGCATCAGCGGAGCGCCTCGACCACCGCGCGGAAGAGAGCGTCTTTGACCTTCGTGCCTGCGGGCAGTCGCTCGTACGAGACGAGGGCAGGGTGCTCTTTTTTTGCCTCGTCTTTGACCGGGCCGTGCTTCCAGCCAGCCGCGATCTTGTCGCAGGCCCACGCGTCGTGCTGAGCGGCCGGCGTGGCCGTCGGGTTGTCGATGGCGAAGCGCACTCCCCGAATGCTCGACTCGCGCATCTCGGTCGGCGCCTGGTCCCACGGCGGCTGAACAGGAACGTCGCCGACGTGCTTCGTCACCGCGCGGTTGGCCTCGTGGCACACCTCGGCGATCTGCTCGATCGAAAGAACTCGCATCCGTCAGGCCTCCGAGAGAGCGGGCTTCTTCTTCTCGGCCTTCTGCTTGGCCATCTCGGCGTACTTGGCGCCACCCTCGTCGCCGTCGTCCTCCTCGGCGTCGTTCGAGCCGTCGTCGTACTCGTCGATGATCAGCTTCTTCTTGTTCGTCAGCCGAACCCGAATCGGCGGGCTGAGGTTGGTGGCGACGTAGGTCTCGATGCCATTCTCGGCCATGCGCGACTCGATTTCCGTGCCGAGTTCGACCTCCTGGTCGGAGTACTTCTTTCGTTTCTTCGAGACCTTTCGACGGTCCTCGATCAGCGCGTCGAGAACCTTGTCTCCGTGCGGGTGCTCCATGCCTGCGAGTTCTGCCTGACGTCCCATCGTGTTCACCTCTGGTCCTGCGGGTTGGACTGCGTGCTTCAAAAACCTGACTCCTGGGCCGCGGCCTGGATCACGACTCGGCAGCGCTCGCAGATGCAGCCGCCCTCGTGCGCGTCCGGGTAGCGTTCGAGCTGCGTTGCGTAGGGCAACATCAGCGGGTGTCGTGGCTGAGGGAAGTTGCCTCGAGGGTCGCTGCCTTTGGTGAAGCCGAGGCAGTGCAGCGGGTGGCACACGAGCAGTTCTTCCACTGCCACGATGCGGCTCAGCATCACGGGAATCAGCCGGCCGGCGCCCCATGCGCACACAACCAGCTGATCGGCCATCGGCGTTGCGTTGATGGCATGGAACTGCGCGTCGTTTTCAGCCCCGATGATGTCGCCGCCGGCGAGATGGGTTCGCCACAGATCCGCCGGGTCAGTCGCGCGATACGCGAACAGGTTCGCAACGACCATGTCGCTGTAGCCCCAGCGCTTCGTGAACCCGATGCATTTGCGAATCGTCGGGTCGTCGTGCGTGTCGTCGGCGGTGCTGGGATTCAGCATCACCCACACGACTCGGCCGGCCTTGCCGCCGACTGATGGCTGCCACCGTCGGCGGAGCGAGTAGCGATAGATCACGGCGGGGTGCCCTCCGCCTCGCACCTCGAGGAGCGATTGCCGTTCGTGAACATCGCGCCGCCGGGCACCTGCACCCGGCAACCCATCGGCCGCGGCAGGAGCTCGAACCCGTCGCGCTCGTCGCGCAGCGAAAAAACGAGCCGGCCTACGAGGGGGAGGGGGGGAACCCCGAGGCCGGCATCGACCGCGGCGACAGGTGCCGCGGATTTTCTTCTGGGCTTGTTGAACGCGCGGCGGCCGCCGCGGTCGAGCCAGGCAGTGAGCTTCTCCTGCGCGCGGCGCAGGCGGTCGTTGATGCGGCTCACGCAGCACCTCGCCGCTCGCGCGCCCAGCTCGCGACGTCAGCCTTCCACGGCTCGCCGGGGCTCTGGGCTTGCGCCCACGCCGAGGCCTCCCGCCAGCAGCCGTCGTAGCAGAGCAGCACCCCGGCGAGCTCCGCCTCAGCACCAGCCCCGCACGCCGCGCACGCCTTCCGTTCGCGGGTGATGATCTGCGGGACCGCGGTCTTCGGCTCCTCACGCCGGCCGTAGTGCTCGCTGGCGTACTTCGCCCACTGCTTCTTGAACGCGGCGAATGGGCAGCCCTCGGCGCGCCAGTGCGGGTCGGCGAGGAAGTGCTCGAAGGCCCGCTCGATGCGGCTGTGCTCGCCGGCGAGCTCCATCAGCACCCCCGACCACCAGCCCGACAGGTCTCGCGGCGGGTGCTCACCGGGGTGACCAGCGGCACGGCGGGCGCTGTTCGCCCACACCCAGAAGGCGTCGGCTGACCCGTCGCTCGATCGAGCGGCCGGAGCTTCTAGAAGATGACCTTTGACCGCTGACCGCTGACCGCTGACCGCTGGGTTCGGTGGGGTTGCCGGGACGTCCAACGCGGCCGGAACGTCGCCGGAACTAGACGCCGAACTGCCGCCGAACATCTCCCGAACATCTTCCCGAACATGTTCGGAACCGCTCTCAGACATCTTGCGGGGTTGCGCGGAACCGGTCTTCGCCCGCCGGGCTTCGGCGGAAGCGATGCCGGCCTTCCGGGCGCGTTCGCGGGCCTCAAGTCGTGAGGCGATCGGGGTGAAGTAGCGGCTCATGCCCCGAACGCGGAACGAGTCTTGGCCCTTGGGCTCGAGCAGACCCATGTCGACGAGCTCGTCGGGGTCGACCTCGTGGCCTGAAGCGATGCGGAAGCGTCGCTGAACGACGGCGCGTTCGAGCACCACCTCGCGCTTCCCTTCCTGAAGGAGGCGCTCGATGTCGCGGGGGTCGCCGCACATCTCCCAGAAGCCGATCAGCGAGCCGAGGGCGTGCTGCGTCGACGTGCCGATGCGGCCGGCGACCATCATCGCCTTGGGTTTCACCGCCCGGTCGACCTGCACGTACGGCAGCGGGTCCGAGTCGTTCTGCTCGTCGGAGGCCATCACCGCACCCCCGTCGCAGCCCTCGATTCCATTGTGGCCGGGCTGTGGACCCCCCGTCTTTTCGGGGCACTTGCTGTCCCCTCAAGTCCGTGATTTCTGGGTCCAGCCGGCTGCTGCACTCCGGTTCCTAAACCGAAGGTCAGAGGTTCGATTCCTCTCGGGGTCATGAACATGTCGCTCCCTCCCATTGTGGCCCGGTTGTGAACCCGCCGGTATGAGCCGCAGGCGAGTTCCAGGTTGGCCGGGGTACATCCATCGGCAAAAGAACGGGCTCGACCTGTTCATCATCGAGCGAAAGGTTCGCGGTCGGCGGTACCACGTCAGCACCGGCGCCCACACGCTCACCGCCGCGAAGGCCCAGCTTGAGCGGTTCGAGATCGACCCCGCGGGCTACCGGCCCGATGGCGTCGACAGCGAGCGGCTGCAGCTCACCGACGAGCTCGTCGAGGAGTGGGAGGCCTTCAGCATCGCGAAGGGTAATGGCCGGGTGTACACGCGCGATCACGGCCGGAAGCTCCTCAGGTGGGCACTCGCGCTCAACGGGGCCGACCTCCGCAAGCTGACGCTTCGCCAACTCCGCGAGGGCCTTCAGGGCCTCAGCGCGCGCAAGCACCGCATCATTGCTCTCAAGAGCTTCTTCACTTGGTTGCGCACCGAGAAGGGGCTGCTCACCACAGCGCAAGACGCCACGCTCGACCTGAAGGTGCCGCAGGCCTCGCCTGAGAAGCATCGGCGCCGGAAGGTGGTTCCGTGGGAGCACGTCGAAAAAGTGCTCGAGCACCTGCGGGGCAAGGCGTCGGCCGCCGCCACCCGACAGCCCGGCCCGTACGACAAGCTCGAGCCCGGTGCCGACGCCGCCCGCCGGGCCGATTGTCTTTTGCTGCTCACCGCCACCGGCTGGCATGTGACCGAACTCGAGCGCTTCATCCGCGGCGGCGAGCTGCTGCGCCAAGCGGGTGGCGACGTGCTCGCCGTGCTCGTGGTCCGACACAAGGGCGGCGAGCTCGCGCGAACACCCATCACCCACCGGGAGCACCTCGAGGCGGCGGAGCGTCTCAGGGCCTCGGGCGAAGTGCCGCGCAACCTGCAGAAGGAGCACGTCGCTGCGTGCATCGTCGCCGGCGTGCCGCCGTTCGGTCTCGGCGTCATGCGGCACAGCGTCGCAACATGGGCGGTCGAGGCTGGCGCAGCGCCCGAGGCCGTCGCTCGTTTCCTTGGGCACAAGGACAAGCGGACGACGGAGCGCTTCTACGTCGACGTCGCTGTGCCTACGAACGTGATTCCTTTGCGGCGCGTCAAGGGCTGAGGTCACCGACGCCCCCCGAGGCGCTTCATGCCTTTCTCGTATTCGGCGCGCGCGTCGTACGGCTCTGCGGCACGGCGCTGGCGATGCGGCCGCGGCGCAGCTGCCTTGGGGGTCGAGTACCTCCGCACCTCGGCGAGTGGCACCCGCCAGTGCCGGCCGACCTGCACCGTGCGCAGGCGCCCGTCGCGGACCATGCGCTGAATCGTCTTCGTGCTCACCGAAAGGGCGGCTGCCGCTGCTCTCGGTGTGAGTAGCTCGGGCTGATCAGCTGGGGCAGCAGGCACCTGGCGCTCGAGGCGCTCGAGCGTCGCAGCGATGGCGTCGAGCTTTGCGTCGAGCGCCTCCAGCGTGGTCACGCCTCGGCCCTCCGAGATAAGCTGATCAACGTGAGGGGGATGCTGGCGCGCATCGACCGAATGACTCCGGGCCGCGCCGCCCTTCTCCTTCTCCTGGTGCTGCTGGGATTCGGGGTGTGGCTGGATTGGCGCCTCGACGAGGTCGACGCCGGTCTGTCGCTTGCCGAGTCAGCAGCGAACGACGCGAAGGAGCAAGCAGAACGAGCCACCAGCGAGGCGGAGGAAGCGAAGACGTCCGCCGAGTCCGCGCACACCGAGGCCACCGAATGCACACAGAAGATCGACGACGTGCAGTCCAAGCTCGACGAGCACTGGCCGTGATCGGGTGGGTCTTGAGCTTCCTTGCCGTGGTTGGCGCGGGGAGGCTGCTCGCGCGCCATCTTGGCCTCGAGCGATGGGACGAGCTGTTGCTCTTGCCCGTCACTGCGCTCTGGCTGTGGTTCCCATTCCGGGCCCAGCGCGGTCGGTAGCCTCAGCGCTTCTTGCGCGCCTTCTTCCGTTCCCGCTCTGCGAGCAGCGCGAGTTCTCTCAGCTTGCGACGAGGCGACGTCTCCAGGTCCAACAAGCCCAACCGCCGCCCCGTCCTCCAGACTCTCTCTACCGACTCGCGAAGATCTGCCACGACTCCCACGCCCACTCCGGACATGTATCGCTCCATGCACTTTCGTCGAGACACCCCGTCTCGACGGCGACGGCTCGCTGGCCGTGGCAGTGCTTCTAGTGTGTAGGTCTGACGCTGAACAAAACCTCAGCGCCGTGGCCGGGTTGCGGCCACGCGACGAACTGTGCATGGGGCTTCCGGCGGCTCTTACTGCTTGGGTTTCGCGCGCCCCTCCCGCTGCTTCCGAGCATTGATGGCGCGCGCGCCTCGCTCAATGCCCTCTGAGTCATCTTCACTGGTTGGGGCGGGAACACCGTTCTCCGCCGACCACGCAACGATGTAGCGCTCGATGACGAGCTTCATGAGCCGGTTGAGGCTCACCTTGCCCAGGCGCTTGCGAAGTACCCGAGAGCGCGTTTCAGCTTTCGCGATCCCTTCCATTTTCCGCTTTAGTGCCGCTGCACACCTGACGCGGATTTCGTCCTGTTCAGCGTCTTCACCCTCTTCGAGATCCAAGTCGTCAGCCATTTGCTGAGCGTACCGAACGGAAGCGGAAGGGGCGGCGTCCATGTACATTTTATGTACGCGTTTTGTGTCCGTCCGTCAATACGCATCATACGAGGCAGTTGACACGTACATAATTTGTCCGCATATTGTGAGGCATGCACAGCGGACACGAGGCGCCGTTTACTGAGAAGAGAGAAGAGGAGCAGCACCAGTCTCGGTCGGATGGCTGGTGCTTCTGCGCGCGGTGCAACGAGGCGCGCGAGGACCTCCGGCGGTACGACGACGGGCCAGACTTTACTGACGCTTACGAGCGGGAAGACCTCGGCGGGGAGGAGTGAACGATGCCCGCCCGAGACGAGTTCTCCTGTCCGTGCTGCGGCGTGCCGACCGACAGCAGCTACTGCGCGGCGTGCGAGGCGGCTGAGTGCGGCGAGCAGGACGTCAGTGCGCCTGACGTGTGTCTGGCCGAGATGGCTAAGCAGCGCCTGCGCGACCTGCGCGAGTCCTGGGCTGTTGCGCAGCAGATGGGAAAGGCGGCCTCGCGATGAGCGTCAGGCAGGTCACCATCTCCATCCACCGCACCGCGAGTGCGTCGGAGACGTTCTCGATCGCCGAGATCGAGGCGCTCCGGGCCATGAGACGAAAGTGGGCCGCCAGCGACGGTGGGGTGCGCGGCTCTTATCGCACGCGGAACAAGGGCGCGCCTCCCTGGGCCGTCACGGTTCGCACACGGACAGCCGCTGGCCTTGAGCGGCGCGGCTTTGCCACGAGCGAACTGACGACGCCGGGCGACATCTCCAGTGACCTCGTTTACCGCATCAACCTCGAGGGCCTCGATGCGCTGGCCGCCGCCGAGCGCGCTCTTGCGAAGGTGAGGGGCAGCCGATGACCCCCGCCGAAGCCGCCTTCAACCTGCGCCGCATCCGCGAGCTGGTCCGGGAAGCGAGGGCGCGATGATTCTCGCCCCGCCCATCACGGCTCTTGGCGCCTTCGCGTTGCTGTGCCGCATGGCTCTGTGGTGGCTGACCACGAAGGCGCGGCGCCAATGACTGCGCCCCCTCCGACCGCTGGCCTGTTCTGTCGAGCCTGCAAGCTCCCGCTCGACAAGCGCGCGGCCAGCTACGCGGATCCGAAGAACCCGCTCTGTTCGGCGTGCCTCAGGCGCACCGTCGGCACGTCAATCAAGGTCGGCATCCCGACGCACCCGGCGACGAAGGCGCTAATCGATGAGGACATCGAGGCGCGGCTGGCCTGCCAGGACGCGGAAGACGCCGAGTACGCGGCTGATGTGCGCGCGCGGGCCGCTGAGGAGCGGCAGCGCAGGCGCGACGAGGAGGGCCGCTCTCGCTGGCCGTTCCGGGCACCCGACGATTCCACCCCAACCGAGGAGACGTGATGAACGCGAAGCGACAGGAAGAACTGCAGCGGGCGCGGGTGAAGTTGAGGGCGCTCCTCGATGCAGTCGCAGAGGTGAGGCGCGACGCGACGGCGACGGAGCTGATCAACGAGGTAATGCACTACGGCGGCGGCATCGGGACCGACGTCGCGGACTACCAGAGTGTTGCCGCGCTCAGTCTCGGACACTGTCTGCAGCGCATCGATATCGAGATGGCTGCGGCGGAGCGTGCGGCTTGATCTGGCTCCCGCCGCTCACCGCCACCGAAGCACTCGTGCTGCTTGTGTCGATGGCGTGGTTCAAGATCGCGAAGGTGCGCCGATGACGCCGCCCGTTCGCCGCATCGGTGGCTCGCGTGCAGCAGCTGCGCTGGGCGAGAGCAAGTGGGGCACGCCTCTCGACGTGTACGAGGAGTGTCTCGGGCTCAAGGAATTCACCCGCGGTGACGAAGACCTCACCGCCGACCAGGAGCGCGGCATCCGGCTCGAGCCCGCGCTGCTCGGATGGGCGGAGTCGAAGCTCGGCATTCGGTTTCACAAGCCGCCGACGATGTTCAGCGGCGCGTACGACTTCGCCTCGGTGAGTCCCGATGGCCTCGGCGCCGATGGCGTTTCGTACCTCGAGCTGAAAGCGCCGCGCACGCACGAGGGGTGGGGCGCCGAGATGACCGACGAGGTGCCGTTCGAGTACCTGATTCAGGGCGCACACGGGCTCATGGTGACGGGTCGGAAGGTCTGCTACTTCGGCGCGCTCCTCGGCGGCACCCTGAAGCTTTTCAAGCACGAGCGCGACGTCGAGCTCGAGGAGCTGATCATCAAGGGCGAGCATCGGTTCTGGAATGAGCACGTGCTCAGAGGCATGCCGCCGCCGCCTCGCTACGGCGACGAGGAGAACGTGCTGCGGCGGCACCCGAAGAACACGAAGCCACACGTTCTCTTCGAGTCGCTGCCCGGACCCGAGCAGCGCACCGTCGAGCAATGGGCCGCATTCAACCGCGAGCGCATCGAGGCCGAGAGGAACGAAGACACGTTCAAGGCCTCGGTGATGAACATCATCGCCGACCGCGGCGGGATCGCATTCGGCCCCGCGCACCCGCGGTGGAAGCGCATCGACTTTCAGACCTCGAAGGCGGCACCGAACGGCGGCACGTGGAAGGCGGTGGCCGAGACGCTGCTCGCACGCCTGCCTCCTGAAGAAGCCGCTGCGCTCGTCGCTCAGCACACCCCGACGGAGGGCAACCGCAGCCTCAGGCTGTACACCCAACCCAAGCCGAAGGAGCCGAAGCCTTGAGCACCGCGATTCAGAAGAGCCCCGCGTTCCTGTCCTTGATGAACACCGTCGAGGCCGGGCAGGCCGAACTGGCGAAGTACCTGCCCCCGCACCTGCCGATCGAGCGCTTCGTCGTGCAGGTGAAGATGGCGTTCTTCAAGAACCCGAAGCTCATCGAGTGCACGCCAGCCTCGGTGTTCGACGCGGTGAGGCAGGCGGCCGACCTCGGGCTCGACCCGTCGGGCTCGCTCGGGTCCGCATACCTCGTGCCGTACAAGTCGAACTGCCAGCTGATACCCGGCTACCGCGGGCTGATCGATCTCGCCTGCCGCTCGGGCTTCGTGAAGACAGTCAACGCATGGGTCATCTACGAGAAGGACGAATGGGAGGCACCCTACGCAGGAAAGCTCCCGAAGCACCGCCCGTACTTCCCGAGGCTCGACGACGACCCAGATCCGGGTAGGGTGATCGGCGCGTGGGCGCGGGCGGTGCTCGCGAACGGGGCCACCGAGTGCCACGTCATGCCATTCGCGAAGCTCGAGGCGATCCGGGTGAAGAGCCCGACCGTCGTGCTCGGGCTGAAGAACACGCCCTGGTTCACCCACACCGACGAGATGTACCGGAAATGCCCCATTCGGGCGCTCGCGAAGAACCTGCCCATGTCGCCGATCCACTCCTCGCCCGAAGCGCTGGCGTGGCGTGAGCGCTTCGCGAAGGCGGTCGACATCGAGGAGGCGGAGATCGTCGACGACGGGAGCGGCGCGGGGCAGCCACCGGCGGAGTCGAAGAAGGGCGCGGCCGGCGCGAAGGCGCGGCTGCAGTCGGTGGGCAACGTCGCGACGCAGATCTCCGAGGAGGAGAAGGCCGAGATCCTCCGCAAGGAGCGCGAGACCGCAGAGCCCGGGAGCGGCGGGTGATGACGAAGCTTCGCGACGCATCGGACATCAACTTCTGCGACGACAGCGAGACGCTGCGCGCGCACGCGCATGAATCACTCGACGCCCTCGCCCAAGCCCTCTCCGCCCAAGCAACCGCCGAGGCCGAGGCGACGAAGCTGCGGGCGCAGGTGGAGGAGCTGAAGGCGGACCTCGCCGAGGCCGCCTCAGGCGTCGAGCGCCAGGCGCGCGCGCTCAATCACGCATGGCAAGAGCGCGATGCGTTGAAGGCCGAGCTGGAGAACACGGCTCAGTGGCTGAAGATGTACAAAGAGGACGATGTCGGCTCGTTGCGCGATGAGTTTCAAGAGCAGGTCTACGCGCTGCGCAACGAGCGCGAGACACTTCGGGCCGAGCGCGACGCCGCCGCCCGTTCCCTTGCCACCACCGTCGAGCACTTGCAGGCGGTGACGAAGGGCCGTGACGCTGCGTACGCCGAGCGCGACCGCCTCGCCGCGCGCAACGCGGTGCTGCTTGACCTCGTCTACCGAGCGAACGACCTCGCGGAAGACCTGACGCCGTCATGCATTGTTGGCGACGGCCGCCTGACCGCCGACGTGAAACGCAAAGGCGATGCGCTCTGGCGCGACACCGAGGCCGCCCTCTC